TATCGAGACGGAAAAGGAAAAGGTTCGACGTTTACTCGCCGAGACGAAAGCCGAACGGGAAAGGAAAGCGAAGGAAGGAAAGGATCTCCGGGAAAAGGAAAAGGAAATAAAAGAGAAAGCGAAGAAAGCCGGAATCGACTTAAACGAACGGAAGCCGAGCCGAGCGGAAATTTTCGCCGAAGTAATCGCGTCCCCGTTCCTTTCCGTTCCCCGGACGGTCGAGGAAATCGATTCGGAAGTCTCCCGAGTCGGTTTAAAGTATAACGTAAAGGAAAATTCGGAAGAGAACCGCGCCGTTCGGAAACTCCTTTTCCCCGCCCTTTACGGACTTTCGATTATCGTCTCCCGAGACGGGAAAGTCTCCCGGTTCGACGGGAAAGCGAAGAAAATCGCGTAAAACGAAAACTTCGAAAGTAAGCGAAAACCCCCGGAAGGGTAAAACTTCCGGGGGTTTTTTATTTCCCCGGTATTCAGTATAGGTCATACTTTCTACTCTTTCCCCTATACGGGATAAAACTGGATATCGGGGAACGGCGGCATCCCTTCTTCCTCGTATCGGCTTTTCCTAAAAAGAGGTATTTTTCCCCGATCCCCGATCCCCCGAATCCGTTTTATCCCTTAAAATTTCGTTTCCGGTAGTCTATCTCCCCGAAAACTAAGGGGAATCCCCCGTTCTATTAGGGAGAATCCCGTTTTAGAATCGGAAAAACCCTTTAGAATCGGGAGGGTATAGGGGTCGGAAAATCCCGAGTCTGTGGAACCCCTTACGTCTTGGCCACCGTTGATCTCCCATACCATTTTCCAAAATCCGTTTTGAAATCATTTCTCCCCTCCCCCCTTCCCCTACGGTAGCGAAATCCCTTCTGAAAGCCTTATAGATGAAATCAAGATGGAAAAGGAGTTGAAAAAGAGATAATAGATGGAAAATGAGGAGGGAAAAACTCCGGGTTTCAATTTCCTTCCCGTTTTGAAGTCGATTTCTTCCTCCCCCCGGCCTCCGGGTAAGGGTATCCGATTTGAAGTCGGTAAAAGGGAAACCAAAACAGACGAAGGGGAGGTTTCGGGGAAGGGTTAGGGGGAGATTAAGTTGAAAAAGTTTTTGACTTACCCCATTTTCATTTTTCAGGATATATAGTGGATTTGGAATTTAAAATTTCTAATTTGCTAATTCGTTTTTCCAGAAAGGAGTGAATTTCAAATTTAAGGACTAAATTGCTATTTACTTTCTTCCGATAAGGATTAGGATAGGGGAAGAATTCAAGTGGGAAGGAGAAGTTATGGACGAGATGCTTCCCGAACTAGAGAATCAGGAAATCAGTTTGAGCAAGTTGATTTTGGTTTTGGCAAAAGCGGGATTGACCAATGAAGAGATAGGAATAGCAATTGGGATGACTGGCGCAAGGTTTCAGCATATACTCAACCGGAACCCCGATTTTCGGGATTTGGTCAACGAAGCGAAGGAAGATCCAAATCATCGGGTTGAGCAAAGCCTTTTCAAAAGGGCACTCGGATTTCAAACGAAAGAAATCAAACATAAAGACGGAAAACCCATAGAAGTGACAATCAAAGAATTCGCCCCTGACCCCATTTCGTGTATCTTCTGGTTGAAGAACCGTTCGCCAAAACGGTGGCGGGACGTCATTGAGCATCGACACACGTTGAAAGATCGGATGGAACGGGCCCATGATGCTCTCGCGGAGAGGAGCCGGGGGATGCTCACGTCAGGAGATGATGATAGAGATGGAAGGGACTTAAGCTAAATGAAACTGATCCCTGATGATATTTGGGGAATATTAACAGTCTGGCAAGAAGCCAGAGGCGAACCTTATATCGGGAAGGTGGCAGTAGCTGAAGTGATTCAAAGACGAGCAAAATTGAAATATTCCTCTGACGGAACCATCGCCGGAACCGTTCTTAAGCCCTATCAATTCTCTGGATGGAATACCAATGATCCGAACCGCATCTTGGCAGCAAAGGCTGATCGTTTGGATCCTTTAATAATTGAGTGTATCAAGGCTTGGGAGGAAGCCAAAGGCGGAACAAATTTTACCAATGAGGCAGTACTGTATTGTAATTTGAAAGTTTGTTCGCCAGCTTGGGCGAATAAATCAATTGTAGTGGCAGAAATAGGTAATCATACTTTTTATGTGCCTAAGGGGTAATGAGGAGGGCTGATGGTAGAAAAAAAGGAGAATAAACCATTATGCCAACAGACAGCATCTTGTTACACCTTGCTACGGCGATATTCGGTGGGATTTTTGCCGGTGGAGTTACTTGGGGAGCCGTGCGGTGGGAGCAGCGGTCGCTGCGAAGGGCATTGCGCCGTATTGAAAAGTCAACGGCATGGTGCATTTATACTCTCGTCACCCTCAGCCAAATTCACAATGAAAACCATCCAGAGTCCGAAAGGATTGACATTTCCGAATTATCTTCATTACTTATCGAAAAGGGAAAATCATAACAAGGGTCATCTTGACCTTGACGAGCCTATGATGATGCCCCCATCTCAATGGGACCGTAGATATTGGATTGCACTTCACAAAGGAATCATATGTGGGATTGTTTATGCATGGGCGGTACTTTCGTTAGAAATTGTCAATAGACTATATTAGTATAAGAAAGTTGATATAATTATGGTAATATCTATAGATTCTGTCGAACTCCTTACCATCGTGTTTATCCTACAACTTGTTGGATCAATCATAGTCGCATGTCTTGCCATTTTATATGTAGTTGCCCCCAGAATCGAAAAACGGGTACAAGAGAACATGACTATGTGGGTAAAGATTTCGTCAGATGCTCACGAGAGGGCTCAAACCTTTCAGAAACGGACACATGACAATCAGGAGAAAATACTAATTGACGTTGGGACACTAACAAAGGAGTTTCTTCATATGAGATCCCTTCACGAATTAGCGCTCACTCATGGAATCCTTTGTTATAGGTGCCGTGGAGCAGTGGTTAATGGTATTCGCACGGAACGCTCAATCATTTCAGGTGAAGAAGGTTCAGGAGATTAGGGTACCAGATGATAAAATATTTGGTGAGTATACATCAAGCGAAAAAAGGAGAAAACGATGGAAACTATTCTTTTAATATTCGGTTCTGCAATTATTGGATTTGTTTTTGGGGCACTATTTTATAGAAATAATATAAAGAAATCAGAAGCTGTTGTAAAAAATTTGCAAGATAAAATAGACGCTCTTATGGCAGAAGTAAAGAAATGAGCCCTAGTACCCCAATAGCTCATCATTTCAGTCCTGGTAAATGGGGGAAGTTCTGTCGTGGAATGAGAGATTTTCTCAAAATCTTCGACGTTTCTGTCATGTCCTATTGCGGTCTACTCATTATTGGGACTTGGATTATGGCCATGATAGAATTACTTACAGTTAGCGATTACGTTGCCCCAGATTGGTGGGTCGGTCCTACTGGTATTTTCTCTATAACGATTGGAGCCATTTTAGTAAAGCATACTGGAGGATACTTTATTGCCTCCAAATATAATTCTGCCCAAGGGGAAAGACCAATTGAATATGGTCAAAAGCCTCCGGAGGAACATTGAAACGATTACGTCAAGAAATTATTGGGATTATTGACGAAATCATTGAGCGATTCAATATTCTTGATGAGGGTATAAAAAGAATAGGAGAACGAATTGATAAACATCGCCAAGATTGTGAGAAATTAAAACGCGAAGTTAGTGAAATATATGAAGGAAAAAATTGATGCCCAATTTGAATTGGGTTTCTGTCCAACGTGTGGTAAGTTCCTTGGTTTTGTGGATTGCCTCAAAGCCGATATTTGCCCTTATTTTTCTTCTGGTTCTAATCCTGTCAACGAATGCGATAAGCGGATGGTATATCCACCGAAAGATGAACAGCGAGATGGTCCATCAATTGAAAAAACAGGCCGAAGAGTACGAAAAGAAATCAAAAGAGAAGGAGCAGGAGTTTCAGAAAATCATAAATCCTCTCATAGAGGAAAGGGATGCACTAAAGAAACGGTTGATAAAGATTGTACCAGCGAAACCCCCCGCAAACGAAACGGAATTGATCAAAAGATTCAAAGCACTAGGGTATTGAGGAGAAAGAAATGAAAATTTTGGCAGTTATATTGGTTCTTTTAGTTTCCCCGGTGGCGCAGGGAGCGGAAATCTTCTTTCCGGGTACTCCGGGAAAGGGAGTTTTTCTGCCTTATGATAAGGCTTTGCAGATTTTAAGCGAAGTGGAGTCTTGTCGGGTGGAACTACCTTTGTTTCGTGATCTTGCACAAAAAGATGAAGAGGTTATTAAAACTCAAGAAAATAGAATTTTGGAATTAGGAAAAGAAAATGAGGAATTGATAAAATTAAATCAGAATTCTATTGCTACGGCGGAAAAAATTAGAAAGAGTGAACCATGGTATAGTAGGGTATTATCTACTGGAAAATGGATTGCTATAGGCATACTAGTAGGATTTGCCGTTGGGGCGGCTAGATAGTGGGGAATATTTATGGGAGACTTGATTTTAATCCGTAGAAAAGGCAATGGTGGTGGAAAGGGAAAGGATGGGGATGGATTAGAACCGCCTGACAATCCCACTCCGTTACGTCCCAAGAAGCCTACTACCAGTATTAGAGACATTGAACCTTTTATAAAAGATCCCACTTCTATAAGTCCTGATTTACTAGATTTAGTCAATTTGCCCATACCTGCTCCTATTCTCAGAAGAGAGATTCGTCGTCAGGAAGCGCAAAATCCAGTTGAAAAAGAAATAAATTTGATGAAAAGATATAAGGAAAAGCCCCTTTTGTTTTGGAGAGATGAATTAGGTATTCCCATAGATACTTGGATAAATGATAAACCTCCTAAGATTTGGAAACCCGGTGACCCTCTTCCACTTTGGAGTAAACAAAAGGATATTATCAACGCTATAGTTGAATATCGGAAGGTAGCGGTTAAATCCGGACATGGTGTAGGCAAGACTTTTTTAGCTGCGGGGATAACTTTATATCTTGCTTACGTTTGGCATGCTACTGGAATGACAACGGCTCCCACCTTCCGTCAAGTTCGTCGTGCTCTTTGGGGAGAGATTCATTACCAATATAACCGTGCCCGTGTTCCTCTAGGCGGGAAAATGAATCAAGTCAGTCTTGATTTAGGAGACAAATGGTTTGTCGAAGGTTTTGCCACCGATAAACCTATGGAAAATATTACGGGCATCCACGAAGAGAATATTTTTGTTATCGTTGATGAGGCTGGGGGAGTTGTTCCCACCACCTTTGAAGCATTGGACGCTCTATTAACTTCTGAAAGCACCTTTGTATTGTATATTGGAAATCCGGTAGACCCTACCGGAGAGTTTGCAGAGGCTTTTAAACCAAATTCTGGATTCAAGACTTTTACTCTTAGTTGTTTTGATTCTCCTAATGTAAGACATGACCGAATAATCTACCCAAAACTAACGGTGAAGAAGTGGGTGGATGATAAGGTGAGAAAATGGGGCTCAGATTCCAATTTGTTCCGTGTTCGCGTTTTAGGAGAATTTCCAGAGGAGAGTAAAGACACCCTCATCCCTCTTCGATACATCGAAAAGGCTTTAGAAAGAGGAATGGAAGGAGTATTTTTAGCAGATCAAATTTATGCTTTTGGTTTGGACGTTGCTCGTCAAGGATCAGACAGTACTACTTATGGAATAAGGTATAAATCTGGGTTGTTCCGACTTCATGAATCTACGCAAAAGAAGAGAGAAACAGAAACCGCTGGTAAGATGGTTGATATTTACAATGAATTGGTTCCAGAATTTAAATATAGAAATATGAAGACTCTTGATAAAAAATTAAAAGGGGAAGATGATAAAGGAGAAGATTCTTTCTTTCCCCCAATCAATGTAGATGATATTGGAGTTGGTGGAGGCGTTGTTTCTATATTATTGGAGGAAGAATATCCTACCAATGGGGTGAATGTTGGAGAACCCCCTGATCCTTCTGATCCTGATGAAGCCAAGTTATTTCTTAATAAACGTGCTCAGTATTATTGGAATTTAAAAAAATTGTTTGAAAATGGATTAGTTGCTATAAATGATGAAGAGTTGGCTTTTGAATTATCCAAAATAAAGATTGAATATCTAAGGAGTGGAAAGATCAAAATAATTGATAAAGAAACTATCAAGAAAGAATTGGGAGGCCGTAGTCCGGATAAGGCTGAATGTATGATGTTGGCTTTCTCTATGGACTACGCAGATGTAGAGAGAGAACTGGTTAGATTTATTTGAGAGGAGAAAGAGAGTGAGAAAGAAGATTACAATTTTTATTCTATTTTTTGTAGTGATGGCATTTATAAACATTCCAAACGCGTGCCCAGCAACTCTTACTTGGTCTGCTGTAACAACTTATACGGACAATACCCTAATCCCTACGTCATTGGCTAAGTTTTATACCATGAAATCAGCAGCATCTGCTTCACCATCTTCTTGGACTATAGAAGGAACCACCACCGCTACAAGCGGCACGGTAAGTGAACCATCTTCCGGTACAACAAAGTGGTACACCGTCAGTTGTACGGTGGATGGTAGAGAATCTGCAAATTATTCACCTCCTGTAAGTAAAACGGCAGTCGCGGTGGCATTAGTTTCTTTGTCGGTAAGTCCATCTACAGTTGTGGGGGGAAATCCATCTACGGGAACGATAACATTAAATGTATCAGCCCCTAGTGGGGGTATAATTGTATCTTTGTCTAGTAACAGTTCAGTGGCTATCGTTCCATCGAGTGTAACGGTGCCTGCGGGCAGTACTATTGCAGCGTTCCAAATTACGACTATTGTTGTATCGAATTCTACAGTGGTATCTATTTCTGCGGTATATGGTGGGGTAACTAAGACTGCAAGTCTAACGGTGAGTGCTCCAAACAAGATTCCGTTTCCGCCATCAGATATATGGATACAATAGGAGGTTAAGTATATGCTTTGGATATGTTCTATATGTTCATGGTGGAAAAGATTTAAATGTCGAACAATATGTGAAGCAATGAGAGATATTATCCATCGGGTTGCTAAATTGTAAATGGAGGTATTATGAAAGAATTTTGGGAAGAGTGGAAGATAGTAATTACTGCTATAAGTGCTGTAGTTTTCATATTTGGGTTATCATCTGCCTTTGTTATGAAGGCGCAGTCTATTGCTACTAGTGAGCAAGTTGAAGCCGCTAGAAAAGACGCAGTAGAAGTACATAAGAAGGATTTCGCGGAATTATCTGAGGCGTTTAGGCAACAGCAGGTACGTACAAGTAAAGAATCCCTTCTTCAACAGAGACGTGAAGTAGAAAAGTCAATATGGGAAGTGGAGGATAGAATTCGACAAGAAGGAACCACCGAATATTTGCGGAGACGGTTGAGAGAATTAAATCAACAAAAAGGGGAAATCGATCAAGGTTGGAAAGAAATAAAATGAACGGAGGGCGGAATGTTTCAAGAAATGTTAGCTGAGTCGATAGCCAAGGCTGTTTTTTGGTTGTTGATAATTTTTGGAATAGGGATTACATTGCGATTTTTAATAAGAGATGTTGTAGATTTTATATTGGAGGATGATGGTAAAAAATCACCAAATGATGAGGGTTAAAATGGAAAACCCAAAAAGTTTTACCATTGTCATTTCAGGAGATGAATCGGGAGCAATCACTGTTCACGATTCTAAAACTGATCAAGTCAGCAAATGGGATGGAATAATGCTTATTTTTGGAGATGTGGAGAAGAGTGCTTCTGCCCACTTTTCTTGGGGAAGTTACCAATCCATTATCTACGGAATGTATGGTTCTATCATGGATGCCAGAACAGACAAATCCAAAATTGGAGAGCATAATAGAACTATTTTAGGAATGGTTTCTAGGATGATTATAGACCTTTACGATTTCTTTCATAAAGCAAGATGTTTTGGTTTAGAATCAGTATTGGTTGAATGGGAAGAAGAAAGTGAGGTAGTAACGGTAAAGGATGACAAAGCATTTCATTAAAGATAAATAAAAATAGTCGAGAATAATTTTGATACGGGTTATAGTTAAATCCAACTGCCTCAAAGTATAGGAGACAGGAATGGCCAATCGTTTAGAGCAACTAAGGAGGAATTCAATAGGTAAGAATGCCATAGATGCTGTATTTTTAAGAAATAGACAATCGTTAGGGGTAAATGAAGAAGATGTAATGCGGGAGTCCTACAAAAAGTCAGATTTGGTATACGTTTGCATTTCTACTACTGCTAAGGCCATTTCGCAAATTCCATTAATGGTGGTCAGAACTACCGGAGTAGGGGGACAATATCGACCTCTTCCCGATTCCGACCCATGGGTTAGATTATTTGAACGTCCCAATTATATTACAGATAGGTATTCGTTTGTCGAATCAATAATTACTCATTTACTTTTGGATGGAGAGGTATTTGTAGTACCAATCCCTCCTGGACTATCCCCACCCAGTTCTCTTTGGATTGTTAGAAATAAGTTTATTAGACCGGCAAAAGATTCCAAAACGGGTCTTTTGATGGGGTGGCTTTATAATCAGTCTGGGCATGGTGCGGAGTCGGGCAGCATGCCGGGACCGGGCACCATTCCGTTAAATATTGATGAAGTTGCTCGTATTTTCCTAATCAATCCTTATGATCCCTTGAAGGGAATGTCACCCATAGAAGCTGGGAGAATGAGTATAGTGGTAGACTATAAAGCAGCATTTTATACCTCCGTATTCTTTGATGAAGGGGCTTCTCCTGGAGGAGTCATTGCTACTGAACAGAAGTTAGGAGATAAGCAATTCAATCGTACTAGAGAACAATTTGAATCTCGGCACCAAGGATTTAGGAGAGCGCATAGAGTAGCAGTTTTAGAGCAAGGACTTAAATATACCCAAACGGGATTGACTCAAAAAGATATGGAATTTAAGGAATTACGAAAACTTACTGCTGAAAGAATTTTTCAAATTTTTGGAATGAAAAAGGCAATTGTCAGCGTAGTGGAAGACGTCAATTATGCAACTGCAAGAGAAGAAAGAAGAGAATGGTGGGAGGGCACTAATCTTCCCTTAATGTCTATGATCACTTCGGCATTGAATTTTATTTTGTTTAAAAATACTTCTAATGTTAAATTGATTTTTGATATTACTGCAATAGCTGCTCTTAAAGATGCATTAAAGGAGAAGGTAGAAACTGGGTACAAACTATGGCAAATGGGATTTACAGCTAATGAGATTAATGATAGACTAGATTTTGGATTCAATAGTAAGCCTTGGCGTAGTTTGGGATTCGTAGCAACTAATATACAACCTATAGAACGTGCGCTCACGCCCCCCCAACCCGCCCCCGCACCCCCTGCCCTTAACCCTGCCCCATCGCCCTCTCCTTCTGAGGAGATTCCGGGTGAAGAACCTCCAAAGGCATTGACGGAGGGCGATGGGGGTAAGGCCCCGAATAAAGACGAAGTAAGAAATGAAAGAATTTGGGAAAGTTTTAATCAAAAGTTATCGGGCTTAGAGGATAAATTTGAAAAGAAAGTTACCAGAGTGTTTACAGATATGAGAAAGCGTTCTTTGGATAATTTATACAAGAGCATCAAAGCTCCTAAAGATGTAGATGATGAATTTTTCTTCGACGATTCTAAGAATATTTCCAAATTCACCGATCCTATTTATCAAGATGCTTTGGTTATAGGATTTGGTACGGTATTTGACGAAACAGGGGAGGATATTATTTGGAGTGTTTCTGATGCAGAAGCTCAGGCTTTTCTTATGATGAAAAATATTAAGATAAAAGGGATTGTTCAAACTATTAAGGACCAAATTAGAAGGGAACTGATGGAGGCTTACGAAAAAGGGGAGACTATTGATCAAATAGCCGATAGAATACGAAGCGTGTTCAACATATCTAAAAATAGAGCCAAAGTCATAGCCCGTACAGAGATTATAGGTGCCGCTAATGAGGGCAGACATTTGGCTATTAGTAGATCAGGATTTGGAGAGAGACGTTGGTTTACCGCTATGGATGAAAGGGTACGTCCCCAACATAAATTAATGCATGGTAAGATAGCCAAAGTAGGGATTCCTTGGGTCATGCCTGACGGTACATCCTTACGTTTTCCAGGAGACTCAAACGGACCTGCCCACCAAGTCATTCAATGTAGATGTATTGAAACTATAGTTCCAGAATCTCATCATTTATTACAAACATGAGATAGGAGGCAGGTATGGCTACTAAATTACTGGCGCAAGACGGCTCCCCGGTAAAGTACCAAGGAAAAGAAGTTTTCAGATTCGATTATGCCGGGGTAATAAAAGCAGTAGATGTTGAGCGTAGACAACTTACCATGATAGGTACAGATGAGACCAAAGACAGAGATGGAGACATCATTCGCATGTCTGGATGGAATTTGGATAACTATAAGAAAAACCCTGTTTTTCTATGGGCTCATAATTATGGGTCTGTTCCTTTAGCCAGAGCAGAAAAAGTTATTAAAAGGCAAAATCCTGCCAGAATGGAATTTCAATTAGTTTTTCCCACCAAAAGTATTTACCCATTTGCAGATATGATCTTAGAACTTTACGGGGAAAAAATTATCAATACTTCTTCTGTAGGGTTTATTCCAGCTAAGTGGGAACCCCATCCAGTGGATGATAATAACAAGGAGGACAACCGCAATCCATATGGTAGGATTTACACTAGTCAGGAATTGCTAGAGCTTTCTGGTTGCGCCGTTCCGTCCAATCCCAACGCCTTACAAAACGCTTTAAAAGGTAGAAGTTTTGGATTTAAACCTGATGATTTGGTGAAGTATCTTGCTGGAGCAACTTTGATTCCCCGTCCAGAGAATGAAGATGATGTATTGGAAGAAATTGACAAGGCCGAAATAGAGATAGTAGATGAGACTACTATTCAGATTCAAGTTCCTGATAATTTAGCCCCTTCGGAAGAAGATTTGATCAAAGGGGAAGAAGGTTTAATCAAAATCCCCGATTTGGAAAAAGGCACGATAGATTTTATAAAAGAAGAAGAATTGGTCTTTGAAGATACAGAGTTTTTAGGAGATGAAGAAGGACAAAAACCTTATCCCAATGAGCATGCTTGCCGCATCCTGGAACCCAACTTTGATGGATATGCTCGTAAGAATTGCTTCCGAAAGGTAAACGATAAATGCGTAGACTATATCTTTGGAATCAGGGATAATAAATCTCATCTACAGGCCCTTCGGTTTAAGAAGGATATTTGGACTGAGGAGGCAGCAAAAGGGGTTTGTAGTAGAGTGGGAGGAAAATTTGAAGCTGCTAAGTCAGAAGCAATCGAATATATTAGTCCAGTACTTGAGTCTACAGAAAACGATGATTTGAGTAAAGATATGGACATGATGCAAATGATGACTAAACTTCATGGCAAAATGGATACTATGCATAAAGATATGAAAAAGATGATGGAAATGATGCAATCCTTGTCGGATGATTCAAAGGGCATTCAGGCCTCCTTGACGAAAGTCACTGAGGAAGGTCAGAGAAAGCCCGATATAGGGGAAGATTCAGCTTCGGTTATTCTGAGGAATGCCTACCGTCAGAGTAAGACCAAGCCTGAACCTACCCCGAAACCCTCTGATGGTACCAAGGTCGGAGGGAGCTATTCACCGGAGTCAGTTCAAGAATTAAAACGTGTGGTGTCCGATTTTGCCAAGGCTGTCAGATCCATCAAACTTTAGTGAGGAGGAAAGGGAAATGAGTAAGAAGTATATCAAGACAGAAACAGGTGTTTTGGTTTTGGCGACTCCTGAGCAGATTGCAGACGAGTCGCTGGAGAAGTTTGAGGTGGAGGACCGTCCCCCCGTTCAGGATGACCCGATCAAAGAGCTGACCGGAATCATCCGTGAGATGTCGGGTGGGCTTAACTCCATCAAGGAGAAAGTGGATCAGCAAGAGGCAGCTATTGCTGCCTACAAAGCGGCGGTGGATCGGGGTATTTTTCCTCCCAATCCTAACGCAGGGCCTACCAGGGAGTCTGCGTCTCTTGAGCTGAAGGAGATCATGGGGCATTACGAACTTGCCTTCCAGGGCAAGGAACTGATGTCCAAGACTGTCCACCCCAATCATCAGATTGATGAAAAGACGCGGGTGGAATTGGCCAAGTTTTACGCTTTGTTCCTTCGCCATACTCTGTTCCAGGATTGGAGAGCGAAAGACCAGTTCTGGAAGTATTTTGGCCCGCAGATCAAAACCCCTATCGGTGATTCGGGAAATGCTTTCCCCCTCCCGGACATCGTGGATTCGGAAATCCTCGCGTTTGCCCGTGAGGTTTCCGTGGTTCTCCAGTATGCTCGTATCTGGCCTATGTCTTCCGACAAGCAGTCTTTCCCGTCTGAGACAGCGGCTGCTTCGGTTGCCTGGGGTAATACCACTGGCGAATCTGAACCCGGTGTGACCGAAGTTGAGCTGGACGCCAATGAGCTTTCGGCGTACAGCGTTGTAAAGAACGCTACCTTGATGGATGCGCGTTCTGACATCGTGTCGTGGTTGACTGCCTGCCTTGCGGAAGCGGCTGGGCAGGAACTCGACAACCAGGCGTTTAACGGAACAGGCTCTCCGTTCTTTGGTATTCTCGGAGCTACGGGAGCAGGATTCTCCGTTATCCTGGGCGGGTCAACCTTCTCCGATTTGACAGCAACCGACCTGTCGGAGATGATCGGTAAGTTGGATGGTCTGCGGAAGCAGGGGGCGCGGTTCTGGACGCATGGTCAAACCCTCCATCTGGTCCGTAGTCTGAAAGACAGCCAGCTCCGCCCAATCTTCGTGGATACGGTGGGATCTCCCGTTTCTGGAACCATTTGGGGATACCCGTACTCCGAAGTCATCAAGATGCCGTCTACTACGGGGGCCAACACAGCGTTCCTTGCCTTTGGGAACCTGCGGTACTTGGGCATCGGGCGTAGGCTTGAAGTTTCCACCTTGTCTGCAGACCCCTACGGCCTGTGGACCACCAATCGTATGCGGTATAAGTTGTACCAGCGGTGGGGTATGAAGGTGGGGCTGCCTGGTGGATTCGTTCGTGCACTGACCTCTTCGTAGTAAGCAGTTCAGTAATTGAATATAGGGGGTGGGAATTTTTCCACCCCCTTACGGCAGGAGGGCGTTTCTCTACGGGGGGTAACACATTCAGATTTTCTCCGTTACTGGATGTGGGGCTGGTCAAACAAAGATTCGGGTGCCCTCCGCGAATCTGATCAGCCCTCCCCCACCCCTATATTGGAGGTACTGAGATGATTCAAGATTTTTATAGGAGAGTTATGTATTTTTGTAATGATTGTAAAAGAGTTTTTGCCCGCACTTCTGGGTATCACGTATCAAAATGTCCAAATTGTCGTGGGGAAAATTTTGAGGAATTGATTAAAAATAAAGCAGAGGTAGTACAAAAGTGAACCAAATAAAAATTGTCAGTGATGGAAAAAGTAGGGGCACTAAAGTAATAGATTCGGAAACAGGGGAGGAGATTCCTTTTGTAACAGCATTGGCTATAACAGTAGAGGTTGGGGGATTGGTAACGGCTTATCTGAAATTGGTTAATGTCGAGTTAGATATAGTAGCAAATTTGTCAGAAAAAGAATTTTCACAACTAACGGAGGGAGGATTCGTAAAATGAGGGCGAAATTTAAGTGTGAGAATTGTTTAGCAGAAACACTGATTAGAGGGGAAGGTAAGATAACTTTGGTTTGTCAATCTTGCGGATGTGGGGACATCAAATTTGATAGTGATGTCACTTTGGCTCGTGTTTCTGTTAAAGATCCTGGAATTGTATTTAATCCCATCCAAGTAAAAAAAGGAGAAAGTTTTCTGGGATACCATCCATCAGGGGGTTTATGGATTTTATCTTTTCCTGTTCCTGAAGTTATTCCAGAGGAACCTCTCAAAATAAGGAGAAAGGGAAAGATTTAATGAAAGAATTTGTAGTAAGTTGCGATGGTTGCGGGAACCAAATTACTTTTAAGTACCCGACTAGAGCGACTTTGGCTTGTTCTTCCTGTGGGGGAAGAGTTGGACATATTTCTTTTCCAGAAGGAGAAGAAGATAACGCTATAATTTTAGGATGTTCTAAGTGTACAAATCAATTTCCAGTACGGACAGGAATTTCTGCTCTTCTGCAATGTCCTTTGTTTAAATGTGCTTGGCCAATTTTGGAAACTGTTCGTACTCTAACATTATCAAAACTAATATCATTATCGGAGGAGAAAGAATCTGAAATATTAATCAGCAATCCTCGTATTGCTCCACCTCCTCCAATGAGAGGTCATAAAATTCCTGTAAGAATAACTATTCCTTATTATCATGGCGGACCTCGGATTAAGCGGGCAATAGAAAGTTGGATTTGCTCTGAAGTAGTGTTTGTTTTAACAGATGAAGGAGTTATTCCCCCTGGTTATGGGGTATGTAGTCAATTATTTACGGAGAAGAATGCTAAAGTAGAAGGATTAGGTAAAAAAACCAAACCTTACTTAATAGACGTTCTATCTCAAATGTTGAAAATGTTTCCAAATGAGGAGTATTATGGCTATTTTAATTCAGATGTTATTCTCCCATTGGGAGTTCCTATAAGAAGCCTTCTTCCTAATGATGGTAAAAAGATAGTTTTCCATCATCGTAAGGAATTTGAGGGAGAGCCAGAAACTCCTATAAATAAATTAACTGAAAGATATCAAACATATTGCGGTAAAGATGGATTTATTTGCGACAAGGCAACGGCTATAGAAATTGTAAATGAAGTGGAGGATTTAATTTTAGGTGCTGCTACTTGGGATAACGGATTAGCCGTTTGGGCAATTAAGAGATATGGACTAGATAGAGTAGATTTGCGATATGGAGAAATTTGGCACCAATTACACAAACAAGAGTGGGGATACGACGATAAGGAAACTATATTCAATAGAGATCAATGGAAAAAAATGGGACTGGATGATCCTATCCGAAACGCAGTAGATTGGTATAGAGTATCAACAATGCATTCTGATCCTCCTCTTAGTTTAAAGAAATTAGGCATAATTCAACCGGGTCGAATTGGAGATATAATAATTGTTCTTCCTATAGCAAAATGGTACTACGATTTAGGATATAAAATAGTTTGGCCTGTGCCTTCCGAATATATGAATTTATTTGAATATGTAAATTACGTTTCTGCTATAGATATAGGTCGTGGTTTACAAGGGGCGTATATTAAATCTAAAAATGCTTTGGACAAAGAGGGATTAGATTTTGAAATAGATTTAGGAATAGGATTTGGATTAGATGAGTCTAATTGGAAAAAATCAGGATTATCTTTTGATGAATGGAAATATAAAGAGGCTGGAGTTCCTTTTGAGGAACGATTTAATTTATTTATTCATAGAAAGCATCAAACAGAATTGGATTTAGAGCAAAAACTGAAATTAGAAGAGAGAACGTCTTTCTCTTTAACTCATTCAGTAGGGTCAAAGGGTAGCGTTGCTTTTGGAATACCTGATTCCATAGAAATAAAGCCTATTCAGGGATTTACTGTATTTGATTGGATCGGCCTTATAGAAAGATGTACCCAGATATATTGTGTGGATAGTTGTGTGGCCCATCTAGTCAATCAAATGGGATTGGCTAAGGGACGCCGTCATTTTCGCCCTCTATCCGATTATCATGGGAGGCCCCGAAAGATGGCCATTCCTCAGATAGATTGGAAACAAGAGGAAAAAGAATCCTTTGATCGTTTAGTATTAGACAAATCATCGAGGGGAAACGGGTCTGGTTTTGTTGATAAGGATAGAGAGAAGGAGATACCCCCTATTCATTTTTTCACCATCGTTTTGAATGGTATGCCCTTCATCGAATACCATATAGATGTGTTGAAGGAACTTCCATATAATTGGCATTGGCATATAATCGAAGGGGTAGCTGATTTAAATCATGATACTCAGTGGTCTAAATTGTTAGGAGGTAGGGTAGATTCTATTTTCCATAAAAATGGACTTAGTAACGATGGGACCACCGAATATTTGAATCAATTGGCTAGGTCTTTTCCTAATAATGTTTCTCTATATCGAAAAAGAGATGGTAAATTTTGGGATGGCAAGGTAGACATGGTGAATGCTCCTATAAATAGTTTGCCAAACTATTGTTTACTTTGGGAGATAGATGCGGATGAATTTTGGGATGGGGAAAACATTTCCAAAATGGTAGAAATGTTTCAAAATAACCCTGAAAAAATGGCAGCTATTGTTCCTTCTCATTTTTTTGTGGGACCTCGGAGATTCGTTACTTCTCAAGATACTTGGGCTACAAAACATGATGATAGTTTTAGAGTGTTTAGATTTTTTAAAGGAATGTATTGGAAAAAGCATGAACCTCCAACTTTAGTGGATAAGAATGGAAAGGATTGGGGTAGGTGTTAC